TACTACTGCTTGTTGTCTATTTACAAAATCTGTTGGTTGAAGTACTTTTTCATCTACTGTTAAATTAGCTATAATAGAAGGATCTGAAAATTCTATATAAGCTTCTGTTATATATCTTAAAGTTACAATTTTATCTTTTATTGTTTCATCAGCTAAACCTTGTGAACTTTGATCTCTTACATAATCAATTTTAACATTGTCAATTTGAGATTTAACATTAATTTTTATTACTCCAATTCCATTTTCATATTTATCTTTAGCTGTTGAATATTCAAATGAATCATTTTCAAGTGTTACTTTTAAATTATTAATAAAATTAGATACGCTTGTAAAAGCTCGTCCTTCTTTTACATCAAGTATTTTTCCATTTTGTTCCTTTTCTGCTTTTAATATGCTTTTTACTTGATTCTCTTGTAGAAATTCTGGATTATAAATTCTTGTAAAATATCCTATTTTTACATAATACTCTAATCCATTTACACTAGATTTATATCTATATGTTATAGTTCTATTATCTTTAACAAGCCATCTATCTGTATCCCAATTACTTTCTCCTTCTTTTAATGCTTTTGTTTTTGTTATATCTTGTAATATACCACTAGCATTTCTACCTACATTTTCTTTTTTATCTAATAAGACTTGTTCAATATATGGATCTACAGAAAAAAATCTATTAACGTTTATTTTTATTTGTTGATTAAGATCATCAGTTTGATATAAAAAAGCTCTTAATTTTCTTAAAGCTATTACTTGTGGGCCTTTACCTTTTTCAAGGTAAAATTTAGGATTAGAATTTTCTATAACTGCTTTTTCATTTGATGGATAAAAAAGGTATCGCGGTTGTTGATTTTCGTATTGAGGTTTTCCTTCTTGTAAATAAACATCAAATTTTTGACCTGATATTTTTTCAAATCCTTCTTTTGTAACTCCACCACTATTTATTCCTTGTTGTACTTGACTTAATAATCTTCTAGCTAATTCTTCCTCTTTTGCTTTTGCTGCAGCTAGTTTTGCTTTTTCTATTCTGGCTAAAGTATCTGTATAAAGTTTTAATTCTTCTTTTAATAATCCAGGTAATAATCCAGCATTATTTATTTTTATTGTATCTCCTAATACACCTAAGCTCATTAATTTTATTGTACAATCAAACCCGCCAGATTGATTATAAGTAAAATTAAAATTAGTAACTAGTCCTAGCATAGCGTCATAGTTGCCTTCTGATTTTCTATTATTATATGCTATTTGTTCTAATATTCTTTCTTTAGTTACATTTTCTGCAAACGGATCTATAAAATAATCTTCAGAATGATAAAGTTTATCATCTCCTGTTTTAAAATATGTAGTATGACCCCATTCTAATAGCATAGTAAATCCTAACTTAAAATAAAGAGCATCTATTATATCTAATTGATCTTTATCCCAACATTTAAAATTTATTGTTGCAGACCTAACTGAACCTAATCTACCTTGAGTTTCTATAGAAGCGTCACTAATACCTGGCATTGGAGTATATCCATATTTTTTTACTTCTTGATTTCCTAAAATTCCATATGCTCTATCTGGACCAATTCCTGCTCTTAGTTGTTGAATAATTTTATTATCTTGTTTTTTATATTTAGAAGTTCCTCCAAATAAAATATATTCTTTTGCTAAATCTTCTGGTTGTGAAATTGAAACAGGTATTCCTTTTTCTGCTGAACTGAAAAATTTCATATCAGACTCACTCAAATTTATGGAAGATACTAATCTAACCCAAGCAGTTTTGTTTGCTATATATAATAACTCATTATTAGTTCTAGAAGTAGATGATGATCTATTAGATCTTTCTTCTAGTTGATTAAATACCCATATAGGAATTCTGGTTCCTATTATATTTGTTATCTTATTATCTAATCCAGCCATAACTATCTATTAATATTTGCAGACTTATATTCGTTTATTACTCCAGGTACATTTGACGGAATTCTTATTTGAGCTCCAGGTTCTAGATATAGTGAATCTCCTGGAAGTGAATTTGCTGATGATATTACCCACCAAAGACTTTCATCTCCATAAAAATTAAAAGCTAAAAGATCTAATCTATCTCCTAAAACTGTTATAACATATAAATCAGTTTGAGACGGTTCTATATCAGGATAAATATTATTTCTATAATATCTTTCTCCTGTATTATCTTTAGTTTCTAATATGTTTTCGTATCTATACATTATTATTTATGTTAACATTAATTGGTGAAGATATAATCTCGTTTGTTGATTCTTCTCGCCTTCTATTGTCTTTTCTTTCATTTCTTCTATCAGTTCTTTGATTAACTCTCTCCTCTTTTCTACTTTGTCTAGCTTTTTTATTATTTGCTCTTTGTTCTTCTCTAGATAGTACTTGGCCTTCTTCTATAGGTAGGGGGGTATATTCATTTTCAGGTATGCTATTAATCCAACTTGATACTAAATTAGGTTTACTAATTATAGTAGCTTTTCTACTTGGAAGTTCATTTAAGATAGGTTTAAATGTAATATTAACATCAACAACTTGAGGAAGTTGTGCTAACTCTTTTCTTAAATTAATTTCCCAAGGATAAGTATTATCTACTGTAATATTTACATTTTCTAAAAAACCTGGCATTCTATATAAATAATCTCCTATTGTAACTTTTACTAAAGGAGCTCTCATAACTCCAGCAGCACTATAGTCAGGATATACTTGTTGTACTAAAGCATTTAGTTTTTCATACATAAAAGGCAATTCAAAAGGTGATTGCGCTGCTATTCTAAAAGCAAAACTTATACTTCTATCAAATCCTTGATATGTATAAAAGTTTTCACCTCTACCTGCATATCTAAAAGTATTTAAATTAGCAGAGTTATTATCTGTTATTCCTGCTGTTAAAAATGCTCTAAAAAATAATGCTGTTGATATGTTAGGATTATCATTAGATACGGCTTCAAAAACAAATTTAATTATATCAGTTGTAGATCCATCTGTAGTACTTGTACTATCCCAGGGATTATTACTATTATCAAATACAAAAGGAGATGCCATGCGTGATGTATATTTATATCCATCTAACATAGTATCCTGTCTCCATTTTTCACCTTTTGTTCCTAATCTAAAATCTTGTATTTCAGGATATTCATTTCCAAAATTAGATTTTTGAGCAAATAATTGATCATAACCCATAGCAGTTCTAGATGACAATTTAGTAGTATCTACAACTCTTTTTACAGTCGTATTTCCTACTCCATAAACTGAACCTGGACCTCCTAAATATTGGAATAGTATATTTTTATTGAGAGATATTCCTAATGCATTTATTCTTTCTGCACTAGCAAATCCTTGAGAACTTACTATAGGATTATTAGATTGGTTTAACTTAAGCCTAGAAAGAATAACTAATCTATTTACATTAGTTGCTGCTGCATCTCCTTCTATATTTTGTTGATTTACTGTAGCATAGTAATTTTTTTGAAAAGGATTAAAAGGTATTGTACCATGTCTAACAGCATGCGCACCAGAACCCATTGCACCTACTTGAGCAAGTGTATTTAATCCTTTATTATAAACTCTTGTATTTTCTAATAAACCAGGTAACGGGACTTCTTGACCTATTCCAAATAGAGTATTTGCCGTCTCCATTTTTGGATTAGATAATTGAAGACCTATTTGTTTTTGTATAAAAGACTTTCCTTGTGCAGATTCAAAAAATCTTTTTATTCTAATTTGATCTACTTGACTAGATATAGTATATGTTTGAAGTCCTATATTAAAATCTGCATTTCCTCCACGAATAGGATAATCATAATTGCCTGTAGTTCCTGGTCTATATATTGGAAGAAACTCACCTCTTAAACCTTGAACTGCAGGATTTCTAACAATTAAAGGATCTTTTGGAATACCAACTTGTATAAAAGGTAGACCTGACGATCCATACCCTGGTTGGTCGTTTCCGAATTTTATATTCTTAAGGTTAGTTTTTAAATCTATTAATGGCATTTAGTTATCTTTAAATTGTCCACCTTGACTTTCATAGTATTCTTTAGTCACTTTTCTTTCCATTTTATTTCCTGTAAAAGGATCAACTTGCAAAACATAATATTTAGGTTCAGGAATTCTACCTTCGTTTATTTTACGAGATTGATTATCTTTTATAACTTCTGCTTCTTTATTTACTGGTTCTATTCCTGCTTCAGGTTTTGGTAATTCGGTTACACCCGCACTTATTCCGCCTCCGCCGCCACCTGAAGGTCCGCCTACACTAGATATCATTGCCATTAAACCTGTAAATGCAGCTAATCCCACTCCAAGAGCTAAAGGTCCTAAATAAGAAGATCCTCCTGCTATTTTTGCTGCAGATCCTGCTGCATCTAAAGCAGCGGTTCTACCTGCTGCAACTGCTTGTAAATTTTGTAATCCTATTGCTTTTACTGCATCTTTATTTTTTAATGCTTGTATAGCTACTAATCTAGTTTGTAAAACTAAATTTTGTCTTTGTAAAATGGCCTCTTGAACTTGAGTGTTTAATTGTATTCTTTTTTGTACACTTAAAGCCACGCTAATTGAAACCAATCCGGCCATTATTCCGGCTACACTCTTAAATATCATTTTTAAGTTGTCCGCATTACTTATAAAATTAGCAAATTTTTCTATTAATGGTAAAAATCTAGAAGTCATTTCTCCAATAGCGTCTCTAACTCTTTCCATTGTTGCTGCCATTTTATCTTGAACAGAAGCAGCTAGTGCATCTGAAGCAGCTCTATCGCCTATTAATTGCGATATTTCATCATGTGTTTTACCTTGTTTTAATAATAAATCATATTGAGTTTTACTTGAAGCCCCAGCTTCAGCTCCCAATATAGATATTAATTGTTGTTTTTTATACATTTCATCAACAGCCTCTTTATTCATTCCCATAGCTTCTGCTAAAGACTGTTGTTGTATAACGTTCATTTTATTCCACTCTGCTTGAGATCCTAATTGAGAAGTAATCTCTTCCATTAACTGCTCTGTACTTCCTGTTAATGCTAGTTGTCTTGCTCTAGATAAATTTATATTTTTTCCTGTTAATAATTGAGCTTCAAATTCTTTACTTATACTAGATTCAAAATCTAATAACTGATAACCTGCTTGTTGAACTTGATCTAGTGATAAACCTAATTTAGTAGCTTTTACTACTGCTTCTCCTATTTGCTTAACATTACCTTTAAAATTATTAAATATAGTAGCAGAAACTTTACTAATTGATTCCATGATCTGTTTTTCAGTCATAGCAATTTTTAGTTTAGCTCCTTGTGCTTTTGCGCTTCCTATAATAGAAGAATATCCTTGAGCTAAAGATTTTCCTGTTGCTACTGAGTAGAATTGAAAAGCCTGCATATCTTCAGCTGTTGCTCCAATTCTTCTTTGTATACCTGTAGTAGTTGTTAAAAACTCAGCATTTCGTGGACCCATAACACCCAAAGTATTATTTACTTGTGCGTATGTTTCTACTAATTGTCTAGCTGTCATAGCTAGTTGTCCATTAGATGCAGCAATACCTTGAAAGTTTTTAAATAATCTTGTAGATTCAGTTACATTTAAGCCTAAGTCTTTTCCAGCTTGAAACATTTTTGCTTGATACCCTACTGCTGAATCATACACAAATTTCATTAGTTTAATTAAACCTGTAACAACAGTAACGGGATCTGTTAATGCGTCACCTATGGCTTCAAAAGTAGCTTTTACTCCTATACCTAATATTTTTAATCTACTAGCTCCATCTTGTGCAGCTAATTGCATTTTTTGAGTAACAGCAGCTAAGTTCATAAAAGAACCTATTCCTAGCTTATTTAATATACCATAACTACCTTTTATTAGGTTTCCAGTTATGCCCATTCTTTTTGCTATTAGAACTTCTTGTGCTTGTCTAGTTTTTAGAGCATTATTATTTTTTTCATTAAGTTCTAATTCCTCTAATAAAGTTCTTACTATAGCTTCTTCTGCTGTAAAAGATTCATTTTGAGAAACTATTGTTCCTTGTATAATACTTAATGATTTCTCTCTTTCTTTTACTTGTTTTTCTAAATTTAAATATATTTTTTCTTCTTCGTTAAAAGATTCATTTTGTAATTTAATACTAGTTTTTAAAGTATTTAAATTTTTCTCAACTCTTTGTATTTCTTCATTTTTCTTTTTTAGGTGCTTACCTTGTAAACCTAAAGCTTCTTGTCTTAACAAATTTAAATTAGCTTCTATTTTACTTTCTTCAAATAAAGATTTATTTAATTCTTGCTTTTTTGTATTTATTAATTCTTTTAGCTCTAAATCTTTATTTTCTATTTCTAATAATTGTTGTTTTTTCTCGTTTAATTCTGCTTGAGCTTGTTTTTCTTGTAGTTGAGATGCTTTTATACTCTCTCTTTTTTCTTGTACTATTGATAATAAATCAATTCCTCTCTGTTGACCTTCCATTTGGATTCTACCTAATGCATCTTCCATTTGTACTCTTTGTCTTAGATTTTTATAAATGTCTAAGTCAAGTTCTTTAAGGTCTTTTCCTAACTCTTCACTGGCTTTAATTTTTCCAATAATATCATCATGAGCCTTTATTACTTTTTGTAAGTTTTTAACGCGCTCCTTTAATTGGCCGTTTATATCCCCTTCTGTTTTAAGGACATCTTTAGAAGCTTGTAATGCTTCTTCTGCACTTTTCCTATTATCTTGTGGAGCTTCAGCCATTAAAGTACTTGTTTTTTATATAAATATTATAAATGGCTATTTTTTAGGTTTTTTAACCGTAGTTACAAAGTCTGGGACATTAACTTTTGGGAGCTTTTTAGCACTTTCAGGAATTTTTGAATTCGCAGTTATTTTTTCTTGGCCAGAACTCTTTTCAAATTCTTGTTTTTCTTTGGCATAAAATTCATTTATAGAAGTATAAATATATTTTCTTAACCAAATAGGCATATTGTAGACATCCCAAAAAGTATATCCACCTTTTCCAAAAAATACAATTTCGTGTATTTGACTAAATAAATTAGTCCTATAATCAGAGTTTAGGGTAAAAAAAGGAAACGTCAATTGGCAATGATACGCCCTCCTCAACGTATCCGTCTGATCCTACAAATGTAAAACTAAAATCTATTCCTGGAGATACTTCTTTAATGTATTTTCTAAGTTCTATAGAATCTGATGCTAACAATCCATTATCAATAAAATCCCTAATAAACTTCTTATCTGAATTACCGTTTACGGAAGTTATTTGAGTTTTTAATTTTACTGTAATATCATTAGATATATTAAGTTTTTTAAGAGATTTTACTTCTTTTTCTATATCTAATTCATCTTTTTGAGTTAATATTCTAAATGTAACTTCATTATTTGTGTTTGGTAAAACAAATCTAAATTCATTATTGTTATTAAATAAAGAAAAATCTACTTCTTTATCTTTTAAAGAACTTAAATCAATAACTACTTCTTCAGGAACATCTGTTACAGGATGCTTATATTTTATAGGATAGTTTTTTCCATATCCTAAAATTCTAGATGCAATCATAATTGCGTCACGATCTCCTGCTATTAAATCTTCGTAATTAATTTTACTAACTATCATAGATTGGAAAAGCTTATCAAAAACTATTCCTTGTTGTATATAGTTAGAGTTTGTTAAAATATCCTCTTCTCTTGCAGTCATGTATTTCATTTCAATCTCTCCAGAAGATAGAGGATTTTCTTTAGGGTAAACTAAACCTTTTGAAGGTAACTTAACAATTTCTGTTGGTAAACTAAATTTTTGTTCAGACATAAAACGTATTTATTTATAAATATAAGAATAATTAATTTTATAAAATAAAAAAAGCCTCTAGTGATAGAGGCCTTTCCTTTAAGTATATAATTATTCTAGTAATTAAGTACGCAATAATCCATACCAATAGACAAAGTTAATTCAGTTGGATCAGATGTTGACCAGTCATAGTTTCCGAAAGTAGCTTCTTTAATGAAAGCGCCTTTTACAATCCACTCACTTACAATATCACCTACTGGACCTAAAATAGACAAGTTAATATCTTTCTTATAGAAGTCAGAATAACCATCACGTCCAGTTACTGATTCATGGTGAAGACGTACCCACTCCATTACAGCCTGCTGTCCTGAAGGAGATACTGGATTGTATAAAGATAAACTCATGTCTCTCCATTCAGCTTTACCTTTGATCTTACGGTAAACGTTAATGTGGTCGAGTTTAATCTCATTTAAAGTTACACCTGGCGCGTCTGCCTTCTTAATCATGTAAGAAGGAATACCATCAATGTACATCACAAATCTATTTGATACTGTTGGTTCAAACGCTGTGAACATTATTTCATTAGGATCCAATACTGGCATTGTATGTTAAGTTTTATTCTACTTATAAATATTCGACAACGAATTTATTTATCTTCTGCGTCTTTTTTCTTCTCTTCAAAAAAACTAGTATCTGTAGATCCAGCACCTGTTTTTTGGTCGAGAGATTTTCTAGCTTCAGGATCTTGTTTGATTTTATCAGCAATCATTTTTGCAATACCAGTAATACCTCCAACACCCGCAAGAAATCCTGCGTTATCTTTTGCAAAATCTACTATTTGACTAATAGCATCCATTATTTCAGGACTAACAGCCTCTTCTACGCTTGCTTTTTTATCAGAAGTTTCCATCTCTTGAATTTTTTTATCAAGAGCATCTTTAGCTTTTTTTAATTCATCTAAAGATCTGTCTTTTTTACCATCTTTCATTTCTTCTACTTTTTTCATTCCGTCTTTAGGAAGTTTTTTTTCTTTCACAACTGTCCAGTCACCGTAGGTTTTACCACCTTTTTTGGCTTCAGTCAATGTTAATTGCTCTTTTACACTTTCGTATAGGTGAGCAGGTACTTTAATTCTTAAAATTGTATTATCGTTCATCTTAAGGTTGTTTTATTTTATTGACCAAATGTTGTGCCAGTTGGAAGAATGTTGAAGTCAAGTTGAATGAATTCCGCAGTCTTTGTAGGCTGTAAGTATATTGTACCAACCAATTGGTTACGATCTACTACATCTGGAGTGTTATTAGTCTCATCCATTACTACTTGGAATGCATAAAGACCTTGTCTTTGTTGTACTGATTCTAAGTATGGATTAACTTGATTTAAGAATTTGTTTCTTGTTACCTGAGTATTTGGTTCGAATACGATTGTTTCGCCGATTTGACCAATATAGTCTTTAAGAGCAATCAACAATCTTCTTACATTTACACGATCAAGTGCAGATGGTTTTTGTTGAAGAGTCTTTTGACCATATATTACTGTACCAACTCCAGGGAATGTAGCGATTGGGTTAACTTTACCTTGATAAAGCAAGTTCCTATCGTTAACTGTTAATTTTCTTTCTGGTTGAAGTACTGTAGAAAGTGCGCCTCTGTTAAGACCTGCTGGTGCAAACCATTCAGCAGCAACTTTATCATTGTATTCATAAACTGCTGGTACTAATGTAGAAGCAGGAACAAAGTTTATTTTACCAGTCTCACGGCTTCTAACTTGTACCCATGGCCAGTAAGTTGCGCCATACGAATTATCGTATAAGTTTGCTTGAGTAAGAACTGCATTTATTTGTTGTCCATAAGAAGCCATATCTACTACTGCAATTGCATCTCCTCTACCTTGAACAAGAGTTAATAAACTACCTACTGTAGTAGCTGCATTTTGGCTATTTAATCCTGGTGCATATACTACATTCACATTATAAGAATCTTGATTTTCAAGAAGATTAATTGCGGTTGCATAATCTGCTGGATGTATACCTTGAATATTAGTTGCTGGTGTAGCTACTACTGAATTTGCAACTGGTATTGCTTCAAACATATTCATTGCAGCTTTACCGAATGAACCAAATATAGCACCTGATGCACCACCAAATGCTCCATTAATCGATCCAGATCCTAAAGCAGGAAGTGAAGATGTATATTGATTTTGAGGAATTCCAGTTTGATCAAAATATCCAGGAGTAGGAAGATTAACTGATTTAAGTCTTACATAGCGGCTCTTATTTTGATAAGATCCGGTTGTTTGTAAGTAATAATCTCCAGTTGAATCTTGACGAATTGCTTGTGTTTGATCACCAATTACATAAGCAATATAGTTATTTTGATTTGGATCTAATGAAAGATTATTCCAAGTTTCAAGAATAGTTTTACTATTATTGTAATCATCACCACGGCGGATAATCATACTAAATACACCTGAACCAGTATCAACTCCAGTTACTTCCCAACGAATATTAGCAGAAGATCCTGATGGTAAAGAACCATCTACAGAAGTTCCACCTGAGTTATTCATTAAATTACCAACTGAAAGAGTTTCGAGTTCAAAAGAAGTAGTAGCTCCAATAGAAGCTACAGAAGCAGTTGCTGCTGTATAAGAACCAGAAGCTACTCTAGTAACAATAAGAGAATCTCCGCCCTGCTCAAAGTAGTTAAGTGCTGCAATTGAAGTTAAATACTCATAGTTAGCTCCACCAGAAACAAACGCAGCTCCAAAAAGAGCTTTATATTCTGAATATGAAGTTACTAATGTTGGAATGTTTACAGGTCCAATTACTGTAGGTCCTAAAAGAGCTGCGCCAGCAGTAATAGGTCCTTGTGTTATTTGGGATAGATCGTTTTCATTTAAGAAAACTCCTGGGCTAATAAGTGTTTCGGCCATTTATATTATTTTTATCTAGTAATAAATATCTATCCTTTATTCAAAACACTTTATTGGAATTCTCCAGTTTCGATATTTATGTTGATGTTTCCGTATTTGTCTTTTAGTTCTTCAAACAATAAACCTTCAGATTTTTTTAAATCTTTAATTTTTTGTTTTTGATCTTCCATCAACAATTCTAAAACTGTTTTTTGATATTGTAATTCTCCTAATGCAGATGCAATTTCTAGAGAATCTTTTCTTACTTGATGAAGTCTTTCTAATTCGTTTTCTGTAAGTTTTGCCATAACGTTCTTTTTATAATAAATATATAAACTAATGTGAGAAATAAAATGGCCCTCTAATTACAGAGAGCCTATTTTTTTATATTAAAAAAACAAAGTCAATTTATTTAGTAGTTTTCTTTTTAGGAGCAGCTTTTTTCTTTATTACTTTTTTTGCTTCTTTTAATTCTTCTACTTGTTGTACACTAGCAATAGGTTCAGCTTTTGGCTTAATTACTTCTACTGGTGCTGGAGCAGGAACTACTGGATCGAATGTTGGATTTTTTGGAGCTGGTGTATCTTTACTTACTTCTTCTACTTTGCTTTTTCTAGAAGTGGCGATGAAGTATGCAGCAACACAAGCGATTGCAAGAACTAGAATAATCTGTAACATAAAATAGTTGTTTATTTATAAATATACGAAAATAATAGAAAAATAAATTTTTATCCAATTTCTACTACTCTATACTGACGATCAGTAGGGTCTGCTAATTTAAGTTCGTCAGCTTTTAACTGCGCTTCTTCTTGAGTAGGATATTCATAGATTGGATCATCTGGATTTAGTCTAGCTACCCAAATTTGATCACTCCCTGGTATAAACTGCATTTGTACTTGATAAATCATAAATTTTTATTTTATTATAAATATATTAACTACATCCATTACAATTTACATTTGATGTACAATCAACAGTAGATGTACACGCAAATATTGTAGGTATTGCACCACTAACATAAACGGGAGTATCTCTAGAACAAACGTATCCTGTTTCACCAGATAAAACTTCTAAATTAATTGTAGCACCATCACTGCATCTTGAATATGATATTGTTGTAGTTCCACTATCTGCAATTATTGTATAACAATAACATGGAGGTGCTGTTGTCGTAGTTGTTGTAGTTGTTGTTGTTGTTGCACAAGGAATATTAAATCTAAAATATGGAGCCATAAAACATTATTTTAACAGTTTGCATACAGAGATCCTACTACGGCTGTACTTGAATTTATATTATAAATACTACCACCTTCATCTCTAACATAATTAAATCCGGTAATTAAGGCATTTGTTCTAGGATTTAGTAATGCAGATGAATTTGCTGAGGCTGCTGCTAATGTAGGATCATTATTTGACGTTACTACTGCTCTAATATTATCAACATTTCCACATGACGGAGTTGTCATAAAATATATAGGAGTTAATATATTTTGATCTTGACTACCTTCTTTCCACATTACTAGATATAAAACTTCAGAAGTTGAAGATAAAGTATAATTATATGTTTGTGAATTAGTATTACTAAAAGTTCCGTCAAATACAGGAAATCCTGTTAATGTTCCTGTATTAGTAAATGGATATGAGGTATATATTTGAAACCTCATAGTAGATAAATTTGGAACTACATTATCAGGAGAACTTATAGTTATACTAGAACCTGCTCCAGAACTTCCTGTTACATTTACTCTATAATATAAATAACTACCTAATAAAATAGGAGTATCTATATCTCCTGTTGCACAATTTTGATTTGCCGTATGATCATAACTATACCATTCTGATATTGCTGATGGAACTACATCATCTGTAGGTTTTGTAGGAGCGCTTCTATTAACAGGAACATATCCTGAACCAGTATTAGCATCGCTACCTAATAAACTACCAATTTTAGATAGTTCTATATTACTAGTACGACCTTCATTTTGAAGCTCTGTTATGAGCATACTCATTGATATAATCCCACTAGCTGGTAATGCCATAACTAATTATATTTTAACAAGCTTCTGTCTGTTCTTGATTTATTGTAAATGCAACATTTCTAGTAGGAACGTTAGTCAATGTTGGCCAAGTACATGCATCAGAACCTGCATCCCATGTAGGACAAGTACTTGATGCATTAGTTCTATTAGACGAATAAACAGTATTAATATTAGTATTAGATCCAGCTCTTAATACTAAACTTGTTCCTTGTGGTACAGTTACAGTAGCTACATTAGTACATGTTTCACCTACAGAAGTACCAACAAAATTCCAAGTAGTTCCATTATCTGTAGAATAATGAAAATCTATACTTGCTGTTGGAGCTATTTGAGTAGCATATATATTAATTGCAGCCTGAGGAACAGTAGTTGTTGTTGCAGGAGATCCACCTTCTCCAAATATTGCACGTCCTGAGTTATTTACATTTGTAAATCTAGCTCGTCCTGAATTGTTTACGTTTATAAATCTTGCTGGCATAAAAAATATTATTATGGTGTATTTGGTAATGATCCTGTTAACCAAGGAGCTTGTTCTATTAACACAGGAGGATTAATTTGATTTTGTATTTGTTGAGCAACAGTTGCTTCACAATTTTGCATACTAGCAGTACCCATTGAAGCAGTCATCCAATTATAAACTATATCATAAGTTAGATCATTAAAAGGAGTAAATGCAGAACCTGATTCATAAGTAACGGGTTGTACTCCTATTACTGATGATTGATAAGATCCTGTTGATCCATAAAGTTGCCAGTGCACATTGAATACTACATTTGTTTCTCCAGATGCTGTAGGATATGCTTCTAGTGGATTAAAGTTCCAATTGTAATTAATTGCCATTATTTTTTCTTTTTCTTATTTTCTAATAAATATTTGAGTTCGTCTATTTGTTTTTGTTGTTCTTTAACTGCTTCAATTAATAGTCCTACCATATTACCATATGCCACACTATAATTACCATTTTGATCTTTAGATACTACTTCTGGTATTATTGGAAGTACTTCTTGGGCAATTACTCCAATCTTACGTGATTTATCATCTGTATCTTTTCTATTATAGCTTACTCCTCTTAATGATATTACTTTTTCTAGTGCATTTTCAATAGGTTCTACATTGTCTTTTACTCTAGCATCAGAATATGCAATAACATCTCCAGTTGCACGAATTGTACCTAATACATCTAATTTATATGCAGGAGAAGACGCGCCTATACCAATACTACCAAGCGAATAATAAGCATTTGCACCATCTCTAACAAAAGTATGTGCTGCTGTATTACTTACTGTCGCTGTAACATTACTAAATGCACTTGCTTCAAATCCTACAGTCCAGTTATTATTTCTCCATGTAGAACTTACACCACTATATCCCAATCCTACTTCTTCTATGAACACTTGAGGATAACTCCAAGTAGAACTTAATTCACCTATATAAACAACCATGTAAGTTCCATCATAACCAAATCTTACATTAAAGTTTCTATCTATAGCAGGATTTCCTTCTATATAAGCAAAGCAATTATACCAAGATGGAGTATCAGAGTAATTATATCCACCAAAAGTAATTGTAAATGATTCATTAGTTACATACTCATAAACTTTTACTTTTACAGTATGCATTGTATTTGTATATCCAACAGGATAAGTAATTTTTATAGCACCCGTTACTGTACTAGTTTGGGTAATATATGTACCATTTTTAGGTTTTATTAACCTATATCCTTGAGTATCAGCTATAGTATAATCTGTTACTATAGTACCATCTACTTGTAATTTTTCTGTAGGATTAGTTGTTCCTATACCTACATTACCTCCATTTAATATAGTAAATCTCCAAGATGCGGCTGAATAAACTCCAAAGGCACTTGTTGACGTAGTACTTTGAAGTCCAACAAATACATCTTCTGAGCCATCATTACCTGTTAACCAAAATCCAGGAGTTGTAGATGTATCAGACCTAAACTTAAGTCTTCCTATTACATCTAATTTTTGTCCAGGAGTAGTAGTTCCTATACCTATATTTTTAGATGAATTAATATATAACGCCGCATTTGGTGGATCATATGGAGCTGTAGTACTATATCCTATTTGATATCCTCCTCCTGTATATGGAACTCCAGCAAACCACTTTTCAGATCCTCCAGTATACGTCATTAATATACCTCTACCTCTATAATCTATATTAGATCTTAATTCTAGAGTAGTTGCAGTATAGTTAGGAGCCCCTGATTTATTTCCACTAATTAAAACTGTTGAAGTAGAATCTCCGTCAGTGTCTGATTCTACAAAAATAACTGGATTTCCAGATGCACTAACATGTAATTTACCTGTTGGTGATGTAACTCCTATTCCAACATTTGGACCATCTAAAGACATTACATGCTGAGTACCTATTGTATTTAGATCATCTGTACTCTGTTTCCAAGTATAAAAATCAATAGCATTTCCAGAAACTGCTCCTGAATTATGTCTTGTTTTTATAGCATGTCTATAAGTTGCCGAGTTATTATATCCTAATGTGATTTGATTACTGCTAAAATTAGCATTGCTATTACCAGATCTTAGTTGTAAGGATATTTGACCTGCGGTATCTTGAGCTCCTCCAATATCTAAGTAAGAACTAGGTGATGTCACGCGTACTCCTATGTTTCCGCCATTAACTATTCTTAGTGCTTCTGGTATATTAAGAGGTGCTCCTGCATTAAGTCCTGTACCAAATGAAATACCTCCATTATTATTTCCATTAAATTGAATGTATCCCATCCAAGTAGAATCAACTTTTTGTTGGATTCTAAATCCAGCAGTTTCCCAAGTAGATCCATTAGATACTCTTGTATTTGTAAGTTCTAAATAATCATTATTTGAAGTTGTTACATTAAATTCTTGTAATAATTCTTGAGTTCCTGCAGTCGTACCTACTGATGCTCCTACTATATCTAATTTATACGTAGGAGAGGTAGTACCTATGCCAACATTACCTCCATTAGGCTGTAATGCTAGATCATATGAGGTTGCAGTTCCATCAACTCTTTGTTGTTGTATCCATCCTTTACCTGAGCTTAGTGTACCAAATAACATACCATAAGCTGGGTCTGCATTTGTGAATAAAGCTACAGATGAACTATCAGCAAATCCTAATCTTGCTACTCCACTAGCTGCTGTACTTTGAGTCGAACCTGCTATGTGTAGTCTTGTTGAGGGTGTTATAGTACCTATACCAACATTATTAGACCCATCAATAGCAAACGGTCTATCAGTCCACAAAGTAAATTGAGAAGCACCACCACCTCTAGCAATTACAAAACTACTACTTATCATTCCTAATTGCCAACTCACAAATCCCGATCTATGCATTCCAAAGTAAGCATAATTATTACCGTATGTTGGATCTGTTCCTCCCATAAAAGCATCAAACTGCGCATAGTTTGGTGCACTTCCACTACCCCCATATAATTTAGATACTGTTGTTCCGTTTACATCTAGTAATGTAGCGGGTGATGTAGTACCTATACCTAAATTACTGCTAGCACCATATAATGTTGGACCTCCACTACCTAATTTAATAGCGCCTACTGCTGAGTTTGATACTCCATATAACCCAACAGTGTTAGCTACATTTATATCCCACCATTCATGGTCATCACCGCCTCTAAGATATGCTGCGTTACTAGCGTCAACATACACTGTATTTGTTGCATGTATGTTTCCTGATACATCTAGAGTGTAAGATGGTGATGTAGTACCTATACCAACATTACCAGCAGAATTAATTCTAACTTTTTCTCCTGATGTACTTCCTGCTGGAAAAAATGCTAAAACTGCTGATGATCCTGATATACCTGTAATTGTAGGTACTCCTGCTCCATATGTATTTCCCCAACTAAGATTATATGTACTTCTTAAAATAGCACTTCCTACTATGTCTAATGTATCTCTAGGTGTATTAGTTCCTATACCAACACTACCTCCATTTGCAATAGTTAATTTAGAACTACCAGCTGTTTGTAGTTGTATATTATATCCTTGATTATTTAATACTGTATCTCCTGTTGAACTATCATATAATTTTAATGTAGTAAAATTAGCAGCACCAATTGTTCCATAAGCATTACCTTGACCGATTACTGCATTATTTGATATAGATAAAATTCCATTTACTTGTAAAGATCCGGTAGGAGACGTAGTGCCAATACCAACATTACCTGATGTATCTACAGTTACTTTAGTAGATCCATTAGTTTCTATTGCAAAATTTTGATTATCATTAGTACCTATAAGTGCTGCGGCACCAAAAGAATTTCCTCCTTGAACGAATGCATTTGTACCTGTAGTACTAATAAAAGAAGATGTTAAAGCAAAAGAAGATGTAGTGGCTCTAGAAGAACTAACTGCAAAACTAGAAGTACCAAATAAAGAACCACTAAGTGATCCAGTAAATGAGCCTGTAAATGAAGCTCCTATAAATCTAGAACCAGAAAATATACTAGAGGTTACTGCGTTAGTAACAAATAAAGCTGCAAGACTGGCATCTGATGAGCCAGAAGTTATAATTTTTTTCCAAGATGGCATTCAACTACGTTTTGTGGTTAGAAACTTAACACTATGTTAAGCCTACTTCCCTTTCGGGCCGACAAATTATTCTATTATAAATATCAGGAGTTCTTTTTACCTGTTGATTTTGTCTGTTCGTGTTGAATGATTTGCTGTAGTTCTACTTGCTTTTTTTCTTCTTCTTTTCTTTTTTGAGCTTCTATATCTAAAAGCTCCTGTTCTATTTTAACTTGAAGATTAGCAAGGAATTTTGCATCTTTTCCTGAAACTGTTACCAGGTCTAGCGCCTGTCTAACAAATAGAATCTCATTTTGTGTGAGATCAATAGAAAATATATCTAACATAACTTACTATTTATTTACTAAAATATATTGATTCTGTAATTTAACTATCATTGAATAGAACATCTCTATTTGATGCCCTTTAAGATCTGCATTCTTAAGAAGTGTTAATAGATATTGTAATTCTTCTTTAGATAAATCACTTGATTTTATAGCTTTCCCTGTATCTGTTAAAGAAGTAGACTCTCCTGCAACAACAACTTGTTTTAAATTAAATGCCATAACTAATTAAAGTTTTTTTAAACATAAATAAAAATATCTCCTGTACCGGTATTAATCCACATATTTCCTGGACCTGATACTTGGCCACCCCAAGTAGGTGGAGTTGCATCTACAGGATTAGTTGATCCAGTTATTCTTACAGTTACTGCATATTCGTCTGGAGTTATTGACGATGCAGATGCGTGAACATTATATGCTACAGCAAATCTTCCAAAACTACCAGCACTTGTTGTATCTAAATAAAAAGCAGAACCAGACATTCCGCCGGCACCAGTAGAAGAGACAATTATAATACCTCCTTCTGTTAATGTAGTAGATCCTGAAGCTAATGCTGCGAATCTATCTCCAATTAATAAGTTTTGTGTGTTTTGAAAACTAGCAGTACCTGCAACTGTTAAGTCACCAGCTACTGTTAAATTACTATTGAATGTAGAATTTCCTGTTACAGTTACACCTCCTGCACTTACGGTTACACCACCTGCAGCTACACTTAAACCAGAAGATGCACCTGCTGCAATTTGAACTTGAGTGCCAGTATCTGATATATTAGATCCTGCTAAAGTATTAGTCCCTAATTTTGGAATTTGATTTGTAGTAAGAGATGATGTAGATACTTGAACTGCATCAGCTGTAACCGTGATTAATGCGCCTGCTCCAACATCAAAAGTTGATGCTGCAGAACCATTAAATGTTGTTCCAGTTAAACCAGCACCGGCTGTTAAAGAGTTTGCTACTTGATTAGAAGTCGATGCACTAAGAGCGCGAGAAGCTGTTACAGTTAATAAATTATCAGTAGCATTAAAAGTCAAAGTTGCACTATCAACTCTTAACGGTCTATTACCTGTTGTGCCATCTACAAAAGTAAGATAAAAAGGACCAACACCTGTTGTAGTATCTGTAACCGTAGATGCACTAGCAATTAAAGCATTTGATGCCCAAGATGAAGTACCGCTTAAGTTAGCTACAGTTAATGTATTAGTTGTAGCATTAAATGTTAATGTATTACTATCAACTCTTATGGCTCTATTACCTGATGTACCATCTACAAAAGTAACATAATAAGGGCCAGTTCCTGTTGTAGTATCAGTAATTACAGAATTAACAGAAGTTTCTGATTGATTTGATCCAGGTGACCAAGATGCACTAACTGCCCAACTAGAAGTACCTAATAAAGTCACCCCACTATTTGACGCAGTTATCCCTCCTTGAAGTCTTATAGAACCAGTAAATTGAAATACATCAGCATTTACTGTAAGTGAACTATCTACTCCTAATGTTGCAAGTTCTGCCTGACTACCAGAGGTTATGACTTTTTTCCAAGTTGCCATTTAATATATTTTGTTTGTTTATAAATATGTTTAGTTCAAATAAGTTTATTCTAAGCCTACAAACATAGACGCAGAAGTAAACCAAATAGATCCTGGTTGTGTTATTCCTGTAGGATCAAATGATTGTGTAGCTATCTGAACTACGCTTTGACTAACTGTTAAAACCGGTTGTTTTGTTGTAAAATTACGAACTATAAATAAATTACTATATATATCCGTATCTCCTGAGCTAGATATGTTAAAGTATTGAGTAAAACCTGAATTAATTAAAAATAAATTTTCAGGAGTTATATTAACACTAGCTGATATGCTTCCTGTTCCTATTCTAAATCCAGAAATTCCTTTTATATTAGATCCTTCAATATAAGAAGCAGTCATTGCAAAACTAGAAGTACCAAATAAAGATCCAGTTATGCTACCTAAAACTTTTAAAGATCCTGTAAGTTCAAATACGTCTGCATTAATTAATAAGCTATCTCCTTCTAATGAAGTAGCAACTAAAGAACCTGTAACAGATGTACTTTGTAATTGAGCCATTCTACTTAATTAATTGTTTAACTTGATTCTCTAATATCTCTATTCTTTTTTGTTGCTCCTTTATTACATTTATAAATATAACACCTAGTTTTCCATATTGTATACCTATAGGAGTGCCAGTATCATCTTTAGATACAAATTCAGGGAATAAATCTTCTAATTCCTCTGCTATTAAACCTATGTCTTCTTTTTTAGTATCTTTCCAATTAAATGAAACAGGATTTAGGTTTTTAAACTTCTCTAAGTCAGTTGAATAAGATTGTATATTTTCTTTTAGTGTTCTTGTAGAAGTTTCAATTAATGTAGTAACCCTAGCAGTTCCATTAACATCTAAAGGATACGCCGGTGTTGATGTTCCTATACCTACATATCCGCTATCTAATATTATTACTCTTTCTGCGCCCCCTACAGTTGTAGCAGATGTAAAGAATCTTATATGCGCATTATTACCACTACCTGTTGCTAAGAAGTTAAGTCCACCGTTACCATTAGAAACTATAAAACTTCCTGTTGGTCTGTAAGCACCTTGTAAAATAACTCCTTGACCTGCATAACCCACATTTATAAATCTATTATTAGCTACACTACTACCAGCTTGAAATGATGAAAATGCATCTGCATTAGAAGAATTTGCGTTTTCTATTCTAAGACCTAGTGTAGCATTTGCGCTTCCTGAGATGTGTATTGTTGAAGTTGGATTTGTTAATCCAATACCTAAATTACCAGAAGACTGATAAACTGCACTACTTGATAAAACAGTTTGTCCATTCCATATAGGTATATAATTAGTCGTTCCTCCTAATACATTTGAGCTAGTTAATGCAAAACTAGCAGTACCAAATAAAGATCCTGTAATACCATCACTGACTCTTAATGATCCTGTTATTGTTGAGCTTCCTGAAATTAATACAGATCCTGTTACACTTAATAAATTTGATATATAACTTCTTAATCCATAATAATTTGCAACTTTTGCACTAGGATTTCCTATATCATAAAGACCATCCCCAATTGGAAATATATGGCCAGATCCTGAAGCATTATATGTACCGCTAATTAACCATCTATTTACATTACTCGTACCAAAATATATTTCTCCTCCAGGGCCAGATGCATCAAGTATCATACCTCTGCTTCCACCTCCCTCACCTGATGTTCTTAATACTGTTGAGTATGGACTTCCTCCAGCTAAAATTGATAATTTTTGATATCCAGCATCTCCTGGATTATTTACAACAAATACGTCTATTTGGCCACTTGCTCCAATAGCTGGATTTTTTAAATTCTCAACATGTATAGTTGTTAATTTTGATGTGCCAGATGCATTAAGTAAATAACTTGTACTAGAACTGGAACCTGTTATTACAAGACTTCCTGTTATAACTGCAGATCCTGAAAAAGGAAATGCTGATCCTGCATTTAAAGCGTATGAAGCAGTTGTAGCAAAACTAGCAGTACCTAATAATGATCCTGTAATACTTCCACTAACTCTTAGTGAACCTGTGAATTCAAACACATCAGATCTTATGTAAAAATCATCTGCGGAAGATGCAGTAGCTGCATATGATGCACTTATAATACTATTAGAACCAAAAGGTCCCCAGACATTTGATGCTGTTACAAATGATGCGGTGTCTGATTGTGCTGCTGCAGGTGCCCAAGAAGCACTTATAGCCCAACTAGAAGTACCATGTAGTGAACCACTAATGCTACCGCTTACTTTTAATGATCCTGTAAATTCAAATACATCTGCTCGTATATAAAAGTCATCAGCAGAAGATGCAGTTAATGCTTGAGATGCTGTTAAAGCATAAGATGCTGTAAGTGGTATTAAAGCAGAAGATGCAGTATAATGTAATTGACCAGTTGAAGTGTTTACTAAAACTACATTAGTTTCAGGAGATTCAATAAGACTAGGAAAGAAAATAGATCCTGTAGCTGTTAAACTTCCAGATATTCCAGTATTACCTATAACATGTAATTTATAAGAACCTGTTTGAGTAGTTCCTATTGAAAAATTTCCTTCAAAATAGTTACTAATAGCTACTTCGGATTGATATATACCCCATCTACCATTTGGGATTACTATACTTCCCATATTTACATAAGCGGCATTACCAGTACCGCCTATTGCAGCTATTGCAATACCGCCTCTATTAGTTCCTGTAAAATTAGCTATTCTTATAGCTCTATAATTATTTATAGTTCCTGTAAGATTACCTCTTTCTAAATAAACTAAATCTGCATCACTAGTTGTTGTTCCTGTACCAAAAAAAGCTGCTAAATTAAATACTCTTAAATTTTGTAAAATTCCACTACCAGTTAAATTATTTGCTACACTTAATTGAAATGCTCTTGCTACAAGTTGATTAGTTGCTGATGATGCACTAAGATTATAAGAAACTTGCATCCCAATATCTGCTGTATCTGTAGCATTTGATTGGGTTTGTATGTGTGATACTGTAAATGTTGAACCAGTTGATTTAGTAGAAATTACACTAAGACTATAAAAACTAGCACTTATTGTTCTATTTCCTGTTAATTCTCCATCTGTGTTATATATATTTGGAGCATAACTAGCAGTTCCTAATAATGATCCTGTAATACTTCCACTAACTCTTAATGAACCAGTAAACTCAAATACATCTGCTCTAATATAGAAATCGTCTGCTGATGATGCTGTTGCTGCATACGATGCGCTTCTTATACTATTTGATCCAAATGGTCCCCATACATTAGATGCTGTAACAAAAGACGCTGTATCTGATTGAGTTGCAGCTGGTGCCCATGATGCACTTACAGCCCAACTTGAAGTACCATATAGTGAACCAGTAATTCCACCATCAACTATTACCGATCCTGTGAATTCAAACACATCTGCTAAAACAGTTAGATTATCTACTGTTAAACTTCCAGTTATAGAAACTGATCCTGTAAATTGATGTGTATTAGATTGTTGAGAGCCAAATATAGTCGATCCAGTTATATATTGCGTACTAGAAGTAATTACTTGGGCTACAATTGTTTGAGCAGTTAAAGTACCTCTAACTAAAAAATCATCTGCTGAGGATGCTGTTAAAGCATTATATGCCCAAGATGCTGTACCTACTGCATTTAATGCGTGCGAAGCTGTAATTGCATAACTTGCGGTTCCTAATAATGAACCAGTAATGCTACCACTAACTCTTAATGAACCAGTAAACTCAAATACATCTGCTCGTATATAAAAATCATCAGCAGAAGATGCAGTTAATGCATTATAAGCCCAACTTGCGGTTCCTACTACATTTAAAGCATGCGATGCAGTAATTGCATAAGAAGCTGTACCTAATAAAGAACCAGTAATCCCTCCATCAACTTCAAGAGATCCTGTAAATTCAAATCTATCTGCTCTAATATAAAAATTGTCTGCCGAAGATGCTGTTGCTGCATATGATGCACTTCTTATACTATTAGAACCAAATGGTCCCCAAACATTTGATGCAGTTACAAAAGATGCAGTTGCTGCTTGTTCAGCATTAGGTGCCCAAGAAGCGCTCACAGCCCAACTTGATGTGCCATGTAGTGAACCACTAATACTGCCGCTTACTTTTAATGATCCTGTAAACTCAAATACATCAGCATTTACTACTAGTTGATCAGTAGTTAAAGATCCACTTATATTAATTGAACCTGTAAATTCAAATACATCAGCATTAACTGTTAAATTATCTGTTACTAACGATCCTGTAACTTGTAAAGTAGAACTTCCAGTATCATAAAATAAAGCTGCTGAAGCAGACGCACGATTAACACTACCATCAGAAATTAGTAATCTGCCTTGTAAAGGATTAGCTATCGTATTAAAACCGGTTCCTGAAGTACCTGAGGATCCATTTGCACCAGAAGTACCATTTGTTCCATTTACGCCAGAAGTACCATTTGTTCCACCAGTGCCACCTCCGCCGCCGCTTCCGTAATAAAAATTACCTTCTCCGTCTACAACAACTACTCTAGTAGCTAAATTATTTTCATTTAGATTAACTTTTAGAGTATTGAACCTGGCGTTACCGTCTTGTTTAGGCGCTTCTATACGAAATCCCATCTCGGACTATCTTTCTAATACATATTTGGGATTTATAAATTATACTAAGAAATATGGTTTTGAATAGCTTTTATAACTTCTTCTCCTGATATTGTTTTACTGCATTCAAACTGTCTTTGTGTTCCTTTATGTTTTGGGCACCAATTCCAATCACCTGGATCTAATTGATGTGTATTGAAACAACCTCTACAGAATCCATCTTTTGTATATACTCTAATTGCGTCTTCAAATTCAGTTACTGGATCTGAGAATCCGGATACTACGCATGTTTTAGTTCCTAATGCCCAACTAAGCCAACTAAGTCCACTACTAATACCAATAAACATTTCTGACTTCTGTAATATTTTAATGGTAGATTCAATACTTGTATCAGAAAGATACTCTATGCCTTTAGGATTAGCATTTCCCATATATCCGTCTTCTTCTTTTGATAGCATTACAACTTTATATCCTTTAGATTTTAAGTAGTCAACTACCTTTTGCCATCCTTTTTTATTATTCCAATACTTAGCTTGTGCTGTACTATGTACTGCTATTGAAATTAGTTTTTCTTTTTTTATATTTTTATTAACCGATATTCTAGGTCTTAATTCTTTATACTCTAAACCTAAAATGTCTGTTGCCGTTTGTTGTAAAGGAATATGCTTAAAGTCTCTAGGGTTTTTATTATAGTCAATGGTTCCATCTTTATTATAAAACCATCCTATAGTATACATTGCATAAAGATTATTAACAGGTTCTCCTGGTTTAGCAAATTCAAATTGAGGATATTCTTTTTCAAAAAAATGATTCCAGAATGTTGATGTTATTATTTTACAGTTATGCTTTTTTTGAAACTCTTCTATATAAGGAAACCATGCTAAAGTATCGCCTAAAGATTTAGAGTCTAATGCAATATATACTCTTTTATCTTTTAAGTCTAAATTATATTCATATTCATGAATTCCATCTAATGCTATTATTTTCCAATCAATAAAACTTTGTTTATTAGCTTTAATCCAACAATTAGAAGATATTTTACCTGAGTGTAAAACTTTATTGGTTTTATTATCTATAAAAGATATATCATAATCTACTTGTTTTCCTCCTACAATTTCAAAAAATGCTCCTTGAATAAAATTAATATTAAATTGAGGAACTGGTTCTTTTGAGGGTATGGCTAATATTTTTGTAGTTTCATAACCTTGCATAAGTTGATCTTTCATATTATTAGAATATTTTTTTATTAGCTCTTTTGTTCTATTCATCCATGATAATTCTGCAGCTGTTATTTTAGACAGTTTAGAATATCTAAGGTATTTTATTGGGTTTATTAATTTAGATATAATCTCTACTATTTGCTTTGTATTTCTTTCTACTTTAATTAGCCCTTTTAATTCATTATTTTCTTCATAAGTTCCTACTACAGGAAGTCCTGATGCCATAGCTTCAAGTAAAGTTAGATTAGGATGTCCCGCTTCTAATATAGATGCATGAACAAATATACTATGCTCTTTATATAAGTCTCTTAATTCATCTTCAGTTAAATCATAAAGAATAGTAAGTTTGTTATAATCAGAAGGAAACTTTTTAAAATAGTTTTTATTGTTACTAGGCCCTGCTATAGTAATAGGAAGATCTAATTGTTTAGCAGCTTCAATTGCATAACTAAAACCTTTTCTATCTTCAGCTTGATCATGAATAAATCCATTATTAGCAACACATAATAATTTGTGTTCTTTAACTCCACTAGGAATAAAGTAGTCGGTATTTACTCCATGAGAAAAGTATTCAGGCAGGCCTTCAAAATAGTCTACTAAAAATTTAGCTGGTACAAATGACTTTTGCGCATTCTTTATAGCTTGTAAGTTTTCTTTGTATACACTAGAATCTTTACCATATAGATAAGCATGGTGATCATGCATAGTAAAGTAATAAGGAATACCTCTTTGATGCGCTAGGTTTGCTAAGTTTGCCACGTGGATATGTACTATGTCATAATCATTTATATCGTCCAGATACGCGATTGTAGAGTCGTGGCCTAGTTTTAGGAGGCAGTTATGTATTTCCCATATAATCTTTTCTACGGCTCCCCAACCATTAGGCGGGATAGGTATTAAACCTGGAGTAATATTAATTATTTTCATATTTTTTAGCATATATGAAACCAGCAATATCATTTTCGTTTGAATGTCTATACTCTACTTGATATCCTTCATTAATAAGTCTATTAAAAATAGGTTTCGGATCTTTATGAAATTCAATAAACAACTGATTTATGTTTTTAAAATATTTGCTATCTAAATTATCTAATACATCATATTCAGCTCCTTCAATATCTAGTTTTAAAAGATTAATTATAGGCTCTATATTTAATATATTGTGTAAGGATATTGAATCTATTTTAGTAGGAAATACACTATCATCTTTTATTCTATGTTCACTCATACCACTACCTACTGAATTTACTAATACTATATTAAAATCAACAGGTTCATTTTTATGACTTAATACTTTATTTATAGTAATAATTGAAGGGTCGTATTTATAATTAGATTCTAAAAAGCTATAAGGTAAAGGGTCAGGTTCTATACTATATATTCTTTTAGCTCCATTTTCTTTAGCAAATAAAGTAAAAAATCCTACATTAGCACCAGCATCTATTACAATACCTTTTGTATCCATTCCCGCACATAAATCTCCAAAGAAAAAATCAACATATGAAGGTCCGACATCATCGTGTGTTGGAGTAGTATACAATCTTTTTATTAAAGGATCAACGTCATTCATTACAAATTTATCAACTTGTAGTAATCGTTTATTAGGACCATATACTTTAACACAAAAACCAGGAAATTTATTATTTTGTAAAACTATATTTACTAATTTTGTATTAAAGGGAACTATCCAGCAATTAAAAGCTTTAGAAATTATTAAATTGTCCCATGTATAATAAGCGCAATCTAAATGTAAATCAGATACTACTATACTACAATTGCTAATTTCAGTATCTATTGTACATTGAATATATAATTTACATTCGTTTTTATCAAAACTTGTATTTAATAATTTCATATTAATATTTTAATAAATAATCAAGTGTCTGATTTATAGGTTCGGAATTTTTAAATCCATGATATGCAATAATTTGTTCTGAGTCGTATATGTATTCCCAATCATTACCAAGTTCATCAATGTTAGAATTCAGATTTTTATCTTTAATTATATTTTCTTCAACTAATTTAACTGAATTGGGTGAATGAGTATTTAAAAAAGCGAATCCTAAATTTTCTGTTGCGTTTCTTTTCCACAAACAAACGTTAAATGGAGTTTCATCATGCATTGGATAATAGTACCATCTTTTATCTAATAGATAAGTATAGTTGCATAATGAACTATATTCTTCAAAAAAATCTCTACAATTAGAATTAAAAGTATATATACAAGACCAAACGTATCTTTGCGATCTTTGGGGAACGTTAAGATATTCCATTAATCTTGTTTCATTAAGAACAGTTCTTTCTCCTATACTATTTAATTCCCACATAAATGGATATTCATGAGGACCAAAACTAGCTTTAGGATAAGGTAAATTATGTTTTAAATTAGTAAAAGAAAATCTTTTAGAATATAATATGTCTGTATCCGAAAACATATAATACTCATTAGGAAATAAATCCATTGTGAGTAAAGATAATTCTGCTTTGTAATAATGAAATGTAGGATATTGTGGTTTTAAAGGTATTTTTATTTTAACTAAATTAGTAAATTCAAAATCACTTTTAAAATCAATAGTATAATAAACTATTTTTACATCATTTGTTATCTTATTAGATAAAGATTTTATACAAGCTATTGCTTGGTGTTCATATGCTTTATTACTATATAGAAAAAAAACCATATCTATTTATTTTTAGTAGCAAATATTACTTCACTCGCTCCTTTATGTGTTATTGCCTGATCTTTAATAAATTCTTCAACTTTATATCCATTATCAGATAGTTTTTTAATTAAACTGCTATATTTTTCTAAATAATCTTCTTCAAAAAAATGACATTCAATAAGTAAATTATTTATATTTTTAAATAAAGACGGATTTACATTTTTAATAATTTCATATTCCGCTCCTTCAATATCAATTTTAAGTAAATCTATAGTACCTAATTTATCTACAAGATCTTTTATAGTAACAGTATCTACAATTACTTCATTGTTTCCCTTTACTCCAGCCATATGATTTTTTAATTTATCAGGGGGAATAACACTACTTATTACTGGATTTTCTTTTGATTGATAAAAAGTAATTTTGTCATTTGTAGAATTAAGTGCTTTAGGAATAATTTCAACTCTATATTCTCTTTTAAAATTATTTTTTAAGTCTTTTAATGCTTTACTATCGCATTCTATTGCTATTATTTTTTCACTTAATTCATTTTGAATTAAATATTCAGTAAACACTCCAACATTAGCGCCAGCATCTACTATATTATCAAATTTTTTATTAAAATATTTTTTGTATTTACCCTCAATAAAAAATTCTTTATAATTTAAATGATATGGAATACTATTACTTAAAGAAACTCTTGGAATGTTTACAAATTTTTGAAAGTAAGGATGTTCATATATTAACTCATCGTTTTCTTTTTTATAGATGCATATTTTTATTCCTCCAAATTTTGGATCTTTTTCATAATCCCACATATTTTTATTTATAGGAACCATCCAATATTCTATATTTTTATGAAGCGCATCATAATCACCAGACCATAATACACCGTCTGATTGGTATTCTTTTAGTGCTACTGTTATAGGCGAGTTTATATCTTCTGAAGTTCCGTAATATACTTTTTGTTCAAATGCATCCCATCTACTCCATATATTATAATTTATCATTGGTTTTATATTTAATTTTTTAATTATTTTTTGAATATTATTTTCTTTACTATTAAAATCTAGATAGTTTATATTACTAAATTTATTAAAATAATCTAAATAAACATCTAAATTAAAAATAAGTGATGGTGTTTTCCAACTAATAGCCTCTCTAATTACTAGAGGCATTGTTTCTTTATCAGTAGCATGACCTCTAGAAGTAAATAGGAATAAGTCAGCCATTTCAAAAAAAGTATCTACATCGCTTCTTTCTCCCCACCATTTACAATTTGAAGGAAAGTCTTTCATTAGAGGCTGCCAATATTGTTGAAAGTTGTCAGCTTGGTTACCAATAAAGTGAAATTGAATAGGATAGTCTTTAAGCATTCTAGCATACTCAATAACCTCCGCTTGATTCTTTCTAGGAGTAAATAATCCTACATTTATAACGTGTTTCTTATTAGGATCTAAACCTAACTTATTTAGTAATTCCTCTCTAGTATGAATTCTTTTTTTATACTCTATAGGATATTCTACTAATTCAATAGGGATATTTAATGGCTTATAAGTCTCTACTTGATATTGACTTACCATCATGAATTTATCTGGGAAGTATAGTTTTCTATTTATATCAAAACTTGAATCATGAGATGTTTCAACTATTTTATACTTTCTATTTATTGAATAGAATTTATCAGCAACATCAATAGGCATAAACATTTCAGGTATTTCCTGAAGGTGTATTATATTTGGATTACATTCTTCGATTAGCTTAAATAAATGGTGTTTATCTTTATCTAAAGTGATAAGTCTTTTACCTAAAAGGTTTTTAATCCTATTTCTTTGAACTACAAGATTCCCTCCTGTTACATCATCCCACTCTAAACAATATACTGTATGTTCTTTATATAAAGCCTCTATTTGCTTGTAAAGATATTGAGGCATTCCACCTGTAGATAGGTGTGGAGCGATAAAAAAAATTGTCATAACTTATTATTCTGTTATTATAAATATATAAATTTTTATTGTAAATTAAATATTTTATTTTTATGATACGGCACTTACAACGGTAGTTGAAGATCCAAAAGTTATTAAATGGGTAGCTGTTACATTGGGACTTAAAGCCCATGCTATTGTAGTTGGGGGAGCGGGGAAAGGTCCAGAACCAATAGTATCATATAATACCTGTCCTACATATGGTGTTGTACTATCATCATCTGGTGCATATGCTCTATTTGTACTTCCTACATTTACTTTAGTTGCAGATACTACATAATACCCATAAGCAATTATTGAACATTTAGACCAACCATTATAATCATTTGGAGTTTCTGTAGATATTCTTATTTGTCTATTTGGTACACCATTAAAATTTGTATTAAAACCATACACTCTTCCACCAGCATTAGCTAATTTAGTTGTTAATCCTGTATTTGTATAAAAAGGAGAGCCAGCATCTGGATATGCATTATTATGGGGTAATTGACCTAATGAATAGACAGTGGTATTTCCTAAATCTCCTTGAGAGGAAACATACAAAGGAACTGTACATAACACATTAGTAAAAGTTGCTGTACAATCATCAATAAATGCAGGTGCCGTCGCTTGAATATACCCTATTAATATTGCTGTTGGTCCAGAACGGGCACCTACAGAAAAATTTCCTGAAGACACTCTACTTGATCCATTAAATATAGTAACTGGCATTTAATAAATTTATGTTATTAGTATCCATTAGTATCTAACCATTCTTGGAGTGGCTGTCTATCTCCATTATATAACTCTCTTCTAAGATCGTGTTCTATATGTTGTTCAGGAGTTGGAACTTCTCCGTTTGTTAATAGTTCACTATGTCTTTGTCCTTTAATAAATTGAATTATGTTTTCAAAACATCTAACATAATAAAGAAAATTCATATACTCAAAAGTAACAATTTTAATAGATTCTTCTCCTGTTAATTCTGT